AAGAAGCAGATCGTATTACAAAGAAAGCAACTGCACGAGGAACTGATTTTCACGAGGTAGCACAAGACTATCTACTGAACAAAGAACTTGACTGGAATAACTATCTTCCTGCATCTAAGTTTAAGTTTCATCATTTGAAACCTGAACTAGATAAGATAAATAATATTCATGCTATTGAACGTACACTCTATTCAGAATACTTTGGATTGGCTGGTAGGGTTGACTGCATTGCTGAATACGAAGGAGAACTCGCGGTCATAGACTTCAAGACATCTGAAAAGATCAAACCTGAAAAATGGATTGAGAATTATTTTGTCCAGGAAATGTTTTATGCTTCTGCGTACTATGAAATGACTGGAATCCCGATTAAGAAGTTGATTACTTTGATGGTTACTCCTGGTGGCGAAGTCAAAGTATTTGACAAAAGGAACAAAGGGGATTATATTAAGTTATTAGTTCGCTACATTAAAGAATTTGTACATCACAATACTAGGTCAGATGGAGAATGAATTAGAAAAGGTACTGGAGAGCAAATTCTTCTGCCCATCACGCTTTGCACAAGAAATTGAAAAACTTGTTCAAGTGAATGCGGACATGAACTATATTGATGCGATTGTACATTTCTGCGAATCACACAATATTGATCTTGAATCAGTGCCTAAACTAATTTCAAAACCACTGAAAGAAAAAATTAAGTATGAAGCAATGGAACTTAACTTCCTGAAAAGAAGTTCCAGAGCGAAACTACCCTTGTAATGAATGGCACCATTTGATTGTTATAAAACATACCTTGCTCTAAAAAATCATTTCACAAAAGATAGTTATGACTATCACAAATATTGCAAAAAGACTAGGGCAAGTCTTCAAACATTCTACCGACGCAAAGATCGTTTTTGGTTTGAAAAGGTATCACGAAACAAAGACGACAAAGAGGTAGAAGAATTCTTTGTATCCAACTTTATCACCAGCACTGATCCAAGTAAGCTTTGGATAGGAGAAATCATAAGAGAAGGTGAAGTTGTATACACCGAATGGAAAAAAAGAACACAGTCTTTATCTTACATCTTCAAAGAAGAGACTGAAAATTTATTTGACAATAGAAAGGTAGATGATGTTTTTGACTGCTCTAGGGGACATCCGTTAGTCTTAAAACAATATCTAAATGGAAGTATTAGTTTAGAAACTTTAGTTATCTACAATCAAATATTTTCATTTGGAAATGACTACGATAAGAAACTTAAAGACCCAGTGTGGGAAACCGTCAGTTTAAAAATAAAAAAGTATTCTCCTTTCCTACATATAGATGTATTCCGTTATCGTAAAATTTTGAAGCAAGTTGTTTTAGGAGAATCATGAGTTTCTTTAAGTCTGAAGTTGTCCGTGCTGAGATGACTGAAATTAGTGAGATGCAAGAAGAAGTTTATAAAAACGTCTTTGAGTTTCCCACAATGACTAAAGAAGAAAAAATGTATCATGTTGATCTTCTTGATCAACTTCTGAACAAACAGAAAGTTCTTTATACACGATTGAGTCTTTCTGATGATCCTGAAGCACAGGAAATGAAAAAACGCATTGCAGATTCAGCATCAATGATGGGTCTTCCACCTAATGTTGATATGAATGTAATCTTTAACAATATGAGTAAAATGCTTGAAGCAATGCGTGAAAGAATTGACGAAACAGGTTCAGACCTGTAGAATAACGAAGTACACACAAGCCAAATCCACAAACAATCCGAGGTAATCCAATGTCCTTTTCAGATCTTAAAAAGCAATCTAAACTTGGTTCTCTGACTTCTAAACTGGTCAAAGAAGTTGAGAAGATGAATACTACAGGCGGTAGCGGTGATGAACGCCTGTGGAAACCAGAAATGGATAAAACTGGTAACGGTTATGCCGTTATTCGTTTCCTGCCTGCCCCCGATGGTGAAGAACTTCCCTGGGCAAAACTGTATACCCATGCCTTCCAAGGTCCTGGTGGTTGGTATATTGAAAACAGTCTGACTACGATTGGTCAGAAAGATCCTGTTTCTGAGCACAATCGTGAACTCTGGAACAGTGGTAGTGATAAAGATAAAGAAACTGTTCGTAAGCAGAAGCGTAAACTGTCTTACTATTCCAACATCTATGTTGTGAAGGATCCTGCTAATCCTCAGAACGAAGGTCGCGTCTTCCTGTTCAAGTATGGCAAGAAAATCTTTGATAAGATTATGGAAGCTATGCAACCTGAATTTGAAGATGAAACCCCCATCAATCCCTTTGACTTCTGGCAAGGTGCTAACTTCAAACTGAAACTGGTGAAGAAGGATGGTTACTGGAACTATGATAAGTCTGAGTTTGATCGTGTTGAACCACTTCTGGATGATGACGATGCATTAGAAGCAGTTTGGAAGAAGCAGTATTCCCTTGCTGCTGTTGTTGCACCTGACCAGTTCAAGTCTTATGAACAACTTGATACCCGTCTGAAGATGGTTCTGGGTCAGAAGACTTCATCCCGTCCTCGCTATGACGAAGAGACTAATGATGAAGATAATGATCGCGGTTCTTATTCACCCGACTTTTCTTCCCGTTCACAGAAGTCTGAACTTCCTGAAGACCTGAGTGCTCAACTGAACAACTTGAGTTCTTCTAAGTCTGATGAAGATGAAGACGATGCACTGAGTTACTTCCAGCGTCTTGCTGAAGAATGATTACTGAAACAATCTAATATTATCAGCACGTTTAAGGGTGGGACTTACATACTGAGTCCCACCTTTTTTGTATGGCATAATATCTTCAAGATCATTAAAGATAACATTGAGATATGTTGGTTTTAAAATAAAAATATTTCTTTTTGCATCTTGAATTCTATCTTCATATTCCTGATTAGTTACAGCAACAGTGATATTTGTATTCGTTACTTGAGTATCGGTTTCATAGTCAAAATAACTTACGCTGTAATCAGAAGAAACATGAAGACCAGCAGGAACAATCGTTGCACGTGCAGTATTCTTAACTTCAATCGTTTCATAATGATGAATGCTTGCTAATGATGCTTCATCGCCATACTTATCAATCAAGAAGTTATAGTATGATTGTTGAGATAGTGGCCATTCTGTTTGAATATTGATGATATTATTTGATAATAAAATTAACCAATCTAAAGTTGAATCATTGTAGATTTTATATGCAACATTATCAGGTCTTTCATCACCAATAATTTGATACTTGGTAAAGAAACTTAAATCAGAAAAAATATCTTCACGAAGTTTTGCTTTCTTAAAAAGATTTTTTACTTCTGTGTAGTTTGATATAGTTTGATCTCCTGGAGATCTATCAATATATTGGAAGTTGGGAACTTGTCTGAAATAAGGTTTTGTCATTTTTAGTATCCTGTTGTTGGACCATCTACACCATCAATATCGTCATTGTATATTGGTTCTAATTCATCAAATTGCATATCAACAGTATATGATGTCATTGAACCTGCGCCTTTTGCATTGGGATTATTTGGATCGTTACTACCATATGTCATATAACTTCCATCTGGAGTATAGTTGACATTAAATGAAGTTAATGCACATGGTTTAATTTTATTTAAAAACGGATGGTCCCCACCACCATTGTAAATATATTTTATTTTATATACTGAAGGAACGCCTAAAAATATGGATGTTGAATTTCTTCTAACTGCCATTGTCTTTTTTAGAGTTTTAATAATCGCTCTAATTATTTCTGCCTCATCTGCATCTCTTGGAGTAAATTTAAAACTATATCTAAAACTTCTAAGTTTTGGACCTTGGAAAAGAAGTTCTAGGTTTGGATTGATAACTATTCCAGATCTTCCAAGAAGATTTGCACTAACTGCTTGACCTGCAAAATATGACGAAATATAATTTTTTAATCCGGGAGAATTTGCCAATTCATTTAGAGTGTTGGCGATTCCGCCTAGATTACCTAATGCAGTATCGAGACTTAGAGATTGTGGATTTGAAATTATACCCATTGCTTTATTACCAAGTGCTAGTTGAACAGCATTTAATCTATCTTCCCCCCAACCAACAGAATTTGTTTCAGAAATTCCTGGAGTCATTGGAAGATAAATTGCAGGTC